GCCGCCGGGCCGAAACGATCGGCGACGGCGGCAGCCACCTTGCCCACGCCTTTACCGACAGGTCCAGCGGCACCACCAACAAAGCCGCCAAGGACCGCCGCCGGCGCAATATCTTCGCCGCGCACCGCCGCATCAGCACCCGACAGAGCCGCGCCAGAGAGGGCACCATTCCTTGCCATTTGCCAAAGCGAGCCAGAGACACCGAAGGCCTTCGGCGCGGCAGAGATCGCCGGCGCGATCGAGGCGAGACCGCCGGCGAGCTGCGCGGCCGTGTCGACAACCGGATGTTCCGCAGCGAACTTCGCATCGGCGCCCTGCTGGTCGCGCAGCGAATGCGCGTAACGTTCCCGAAACGTTGCTTCCGGCAGTTGGTCCTTTTCATCAAAGAACCGATTGAGCAGCGGCGCGAGCGCAGCATTCGTCGCCGCGTCGAGCTTGTTCAGCGCGCCGCCGAGGATCGGAACGCCGGTTGCGGCCGAGCGCACCACGTTGTTAGCCGTAACGGGGGCCGCCGGCGGTTCGGCCGGCGCCGGCGCCGACACGCCGATTTGCTGCGCGATCTGCGCGACAGTGGCGTTTTGATCCTCCGGAGAGAGCTTCAAGAACGCATCGTCAACCGTCACCGACTTGTCGCCGATCGTCAGGTTAGCCATTTAGTTCACGCTCCAGTTGATCGCCTGACCGCCGACGTTGATTGAACCGCGCGCACCGCTGGAGCCCGGCGCCTTATAGCCAGGCCCCGCCGAATGCTGCATTTGCTGGATCGCTGCTTTGCGCATCGCGGCCTTTTGCTGCACCACCGCCGGCGCGTCGCCGGGTTGCGGGAACATTTCCTTTTCGTAGCGCTCGAACTCGCTCTTGCTGATCGCCGCGCCGCTTTCCTGCCGCAGCATGGCGGTGATGAACGCCGAGGCCGCGGTTTTGTACTTCTGGTAATCGGCCGATTGCAGATAGTTGCCGACCAACGGGACTTCGCCCGCGATCCGCTGTCCCGGGCTCAAGCCCTGATTTTGAAGGCCGCCGAGCACGCTTTCAGCCTGCGCCATGCGCGTTGCGAACGACGCGGCCTTGTTCTGGGCTTCCGTGGATTTGCCAGTCGCAGCGTCCGCTGAGGCGTGCGTTACCTGCTTGACGAACTCTTTACGATTGACACCCGGCGGGATCTGGATCGGCTTTCCGTCCGGCCCGGTGACGGTATCGCTCGCGCCGCCGGCAACGGCTGCGGAGCCACCATTCGGGATCGGCTTGAACGTGCCATCGTCCTGGTTGTAGAGCTGGAAAACCTTCCGGCCGTCCGCATCTTCGCTCGTTTGGACAACCTTCCACTTTTCTTTGCCGTAATACTGATCAATCAGCGCTTTCATGACCGCGGGATTGCCGAGCGCGGCGCGCACTTCCGGCAATGACACGCCCTTGGCGAGCAGCGCTTGACCGGTCGCGTTCAGCTTGCCTTGCGCGATCGCGGAAGGGTCGGTTTCCTGCCCGGTCACGAGCGCGCCGAGGCCGCCGGCGAGCGCGCCGATAGGCCCAGACGACAGATTGCCCAGGAAGCCGCGCGTTGCCTTCATGAGCCGATCGCCGGCACCGCCGCCAGCGCCGGCGAGCGAGAACGGCGCCGAAGCCGGCGCAGCCGAGGCAACAGAGACCGGCGCGCGCGCTGGAGCCGCCGGCGCGCTTTCGTCATCCTCCGCAGCCGCGGGAGCCGGTGCACCACCCCGAAATGCCGGCATCTGATAATTGCCGACGGGGATGTAATCGTCCGGCGCACGGTTTCGCGAGGACGCATCAGTGGGAGCCGCGGCCGCAACCGGCGCAGCCGCCGTCGGCGGCGCAACGAGCTGCGACGGATTGACGACGTTCGAGCCAGGCCCGGCGAAGCTGAAAGGCACCGCGCCCTTGCCGAAGCCATCGGCCGGCGCCGTCGGCGCCGCCGGCGTTTTCGGCGCGAACGGATCAACCGGAGGCGTCGGCAGCGCGAACGCGGAAGGGTCGACGCCGAGCGCGCCATAGCTCGCCGCATCGCCGGCCGCCGGCGCCTGCCCGGTCGCGACGGGCAGCTTGCCATAGAGCGGCGAAGGGTACAGCGCGGAAAAGGGCGACGCGCCCGACTGCCCCGTGAGAAGATCGAGAAGCCCCGGCATTCACTTAGCTCCCAAAAGAAATGTTGCCCTTCGGCCAAAGCGAGCCGATGCCGCTTGCGATCGTGGCGAACTGCTGCGCGCCCGACATCTGGCTTTCCGTGTTCGACGTGCCGGATTGCGTGCCGAATTGCGCGGCGATCGGCGCGATCGAGCCCAAGAGCGTGGTGAGCTGCGAGGCCGGAATACCGAACCGCTGCGCTTCCGCCGCAAGCGTCGCGTTCGCGCCCCAATTCTGGCTATCGAGCGCGGTTCCGGCGGTCCCTACACCGTTGGTGAAGTTCTGGTTCGCCGTCGCATTATTGGCGTTCAGAATGCCATAGGTGGTGTTGCCCGCGCCGTAGAGCGTATTCGCGGCGTTGAGCGCGTTGCTGACGTCGGTGTTGTACTGAGCGGCGATGACCGGCGCGACGCCCGAGGCGACGCCGCGCGCGAGCGCCTGAGTGTTGCCCGGCGAGCCGTCGCGGCCAGCCGCAGCCCACGCCCCGTTCGTCTGGTTCGTCACGTCCGTGGTGATCTGGTCGAGCTGCGCTTTCAGCGCGGGATTGTTGCCGATGTTGGCGCCGCTCGCGGTCTGCCCGACGATGCCGTTTTGCAGCATGCCGAGGTTCGACTTGATCGCAGCATCATTGTTCGTCGCGCCGCCGCCGTTGAGCAGGCCGAGCGTCCCGGACGTCATCGACGACGCAAACGGGTTGTTGTTCGCGTTCGCCTCAATGGTGTTGAGCGCGCCGGTCTGCGCCGCCGTGGTGCTGCCGGCTGACGGGACCAAGTTCGACAGGCCGCCCAGGAGGCCGGTCAACGCGCCCGACGCCGGATCATACGGCGCCAGCGACTGCGATTGCGTGGTTTTTGAGGTCGACGTACCGCCCATCAGAGCACCTTTTCCAAGACGATATTCGAGACGTGGTAATCCTTCAGGACGCGCGCCCAGCCGGCGCGGCCCATGAGGCGCATGCGCTTGGCGCCTTCCGCCCTCGCCCAATCCTCGATTTGCGAAAGCAGCGGCACCCAATGATCCCGGTTTTCGCCACCGAGCGCGGTAATCAGGCAGACCAAATGCCGATCAGTCCGCATCAGGAGCGTGATCGCCGCGGCCTCGATTTTCTCGCCGTCACAGGCCAACCAGAGCAGCCCATCGCCCTCGATCACGTCGCGGGCAATGTCGCTGGTGTGACTGAGATCGGTTCGAAGCACGGCGCGCCCAAGCATCGCCTCGACGCGCGGCCAGATTTCACGGACGCGCTGCGGCGGGACGCAGATCAGATCAGCCAAGGCAGACATAGAAAAATGTTCGGTCCGTTTGAGCGTTGTTCGCGTGTGAAATCGTGAAAGACTGCTTCGAAACGGTCCCCACGAACGTCCCCGACAATGCCGCCGCGGCGTTAGCAGTTCGTGGGAAGAGGAAAACCGCGCTGCCAGGCGCGCAGTTGATCGCAGACACCACCGTGGACGTCGCCCCCGCGGCGAGCGTGACAGAGCCCGTAGCGTTCGAGCGGCCCGCGGCGAGCTGTTGCAGCGAGATCGCGTATTGCGATAGGTCTTTTTCGTCGGTCGACGGCAGAAAAACGCTCATCGCTTGCCCTTCGCGGCCAGGTCGACTGGCTCAACCCCGTTGATGAAGGTCCAAACCGTGCCGGCGGGGATCCGGCAGCGGAAGCGGCTGTAACGAGTGTCAACGAGCATGTTGCAGATGCCCGTCACGGCATTGACCAGGCGCTCAACGCCGGCCTGCACCGCGGATTGCAGATTTTCGCGACGCGACGCCGATCCGTAGACCGCTGGCGCGTCCGACACCGGCCGGAAACCGATCTTGAGTTTGACGCGGCGCCCATCCGTGCCCTGTTCGGCGGTCTCAAGCGTCGCCTCGAGGTTCGGACCGCGAAAGAAGCTGGCCTTGTGATCGGTCGAGAACGCCGCCAGCTCCGGAACGATGACCGTCGACAGGCTGTCAAAGGATTGCGTAATCGCGTCCAGGTTCGAGCCGATCAGCGTGTCAACAGCCTCGAGGGTGATGCCGGGCTGCGCCATCTTGAACAGGTACTCACCCGAGATCCGCAACGGCGTGAATTTGTCCAACACCTGGTCGTAGCAAAGCGCCTTGTCGAACTGGTTCACCACGCCGTTGACCGACTTGTAAGCCCAGATGATGCGCGAGCTGCGCGGATCGGACAGGCCTTGAAAAAGTTGGGGATTGGTCGCGTCGAGATCGGTCGAGAAGGTGCGGTCGACGCGCTCGCGGCCGATCGGAACCGGCACCCCGCCAGGGTCGATCCGGTGAAACCCTTTCAGCGAGTAAAAGAAGATGCTCGAGCCAGAGCGCACCAGGCTTGACGGTCCATAGATGCCGAGCCCCTCGGAGATCTTCTGGATTTGGAACACGCGCGGATCGCCGGGCAGGTAGATCATGCGCCGGATGATGTTGTCTTGGAAGATGACGCCGGTTTCGCCGCCGGCGATGCCGCGGCAAAAGCCGCCGTCCGCCAAATCCTGTTCGTCGCTCGAGTTGATGCCCGCGGTCCAGGAATTCGGACCGTTGACGTCATTCAGGCCGGACCATTTGACGCGGTTCGGATTGGAGAGCAGCCCGTTGAGCACCACAAACCGGCCCACGACGTCGATATAGCGCGCCTGCGGCGGGTTGCCGGCAAGGTTCGCGAAGGCGGCCGAACTCGAAATGTCGAAAACCTGCGGCGTGACGTTCGCTTGAACCGCAATCACCAGATTGTTGAATTGGACGAACTGCCAATTATCGTTCGCCGCGATCGCCGCATAGGGTCCGCCGCCGAGCGACACCTTGGAAAAAGCATACGTCGTGTTGTCCATCCGCCAGAGATCGCCGGCGGTGGCAGCAAACACGACAACCGAGCCGTCCGTTTTATAGGCGGCGAAAGCGCCGCGGCATTGCTCGCCGAGCGCCTGGGAGATCGACGTAAGGCTAGGATAGGGCCCATAGCCGTCGCCGCGCGGCACCACGTTGAGCACGTTGCGGCCGGTCTGCGCCTCATAGTCGCTGAGATCGGGCTTGTACTCTCCGAACGGGATCAAGGGCATCAGAAATCGGTCCCCCGGATCTTGCCCGTCGACATGCGCGCCGACGTCTCATAGTCGAGCTTGCCCTTGTACGCCGGGATTTGGAGCTGCATGCGCTGCATGCCGTCCGTGTCCTCGATGACGTTGGTGTAGAGCAGCAACTTCGCATGGGCGCGGATGAGCTGTTCCGCGTCATTCGTCCATGCGTTGCTGTCCTCGTCCGCCGAGAGGGACGCCAGGCGGTAATGCATGTGCGGCCGGATCGTGTAGACCGCGATCGGGATAGGCCACAGCATGATTTGGCCGTCGATGTAGGTAAAGACGTTCGGCTTGCCCGGCCCCGTGTTGTTGCCCTGCAACCACTCGAATTCGTCCGGCTCGAGCCGCTCGAGATCGTAGGTCGACACCGTGTCGCGCAAGAACAGGTGATCAATCCGGATGATGTTGGGGATTTCGGCGAGATCGTCGCCGGTATAGGCGGACTGGAGCGCGACAGTCGGAAACGTCTTGGAGCGCGTGACGTTGAAATAAAAGCGATCAGTTTCGTAGTTTTTGACCGCGTCGCCGATTGCGTCCTTGATTTGGCTTCCCAGATCGTCGCGCGTCAGATCGCCCGCGATCCTGGTTTGGAGGTCCAAATAGCTCGCCATAGTCCACCGCCGGGCGCTGATAGATGACAGGAGGCGGAAGCGGCGCAGGCTCGTTTAGAACCCGCGTCGCCCCCGCAATGTGAAGCCAGGCGTCCACGGCCTACAGGTCGTTGTCCGGAACGTACTTGATGATGACGATGGCCTTGCCGGCCGTCGCCGCGGCGCCGGTCTGGGTGAACTGCGCGAAAACCTGAGTGTCCGCTGCCAGCGGGACGAGCATCGCGCCGGTCGGCTTGATGTTCTGGGTCAGGCCCGTTGCGCTTTCGGTCACGTCAGCGCCAGCCACAATGTCGGCGTTCGCGCCGGCCGCCGAACCGACCGTGAGAACGTTGGTGGTCGCCGCGTTGAACGCCGTCACGATATTCACATCCGTGCCGATGATGACGGCGCCAGCCGGCAGAACCTGCTTGCCGACGCCGGCGGCAATACCTGCATCGTTGAAATTGACCGCGATGCGCAGGTAGTGGACGAGCTGGAGAGCGTTTTTGCGGGCCGTGGTGCCGCGAGTACCGGTAGCCATAGGATTTTGCCCTTTCCGAGAGCGTTGAAGATGATGGGACGAGAACCGAGGCCGCGCCGGTTAAGGCGCGGCCGTCAGGCCTTAGTTGCTGTGCTTCACCGCGTAGGTGGGGACGACGATCGTTCCGAAGTCCTGGGCGTTGTAGACGGACTTCTTGATGCCCCAGACGGTCTGGGCAGAAACGCCGAGCTCGCGCTCGTAATCGAACAGCTCTTCCACCCACTTGAAGTGGGAGCCCTTCGCGAACTCCTTGCCGAAGCCCACAACGCCGGCCTGCGCACCGCAGAACACCGCCCGGCGAACGCTGGCCTGCGCGGCGCCGGCATTGGAGATGCCGACCGGCAGACGGGTCCACTCATGCAGGATGACGTCCCGATATTCGCCGATCGCGTCGGTATAGATCGCCGAATTCGAGCCAGCGCCACCCGCGAGCGCGGCCTTCTGGATGTCGAGCCACTGGCCGGCGCCGCTGTCCGTGCGGAGGTCCACCACCTGGTAGCTGTGCAGGAACATCACGTACTTTTTCTTGCCGTTGACCATGATGGGCCGGATCATCGGCGAGCGGGTCTTGGCAAGCTCAACGCAATATTCGATGTACTTGAGCTTCATGGTCGCGGTGTTGTCGCCGTTCACCGTCGCGTCGTCGGTCGCCGCGTTGGCGCGCACGAAGTTGGTCGGCGCGGTAATCGCGTTGTTGCCCGAATAGCGGGGATCCACGACCAGCGTATTGCCGGCCAGATGGTTCGCCATGCAGACGTCAAGGCGATCGGAATACCAGTCGGTGAGACCGTCCTTGCCTTCGCTGCGCATGCTGAACGGCACGCGCTGGGCGTCGATCGTGTTCTTGTTGCGAACACGGACGGCGTGCGCCAGCTCGTTGATGCGGAACTTGTCGTTGTAGGTCGAAAGCGCCTCTTCGTTGCCCTGGAGCGTCTGGCCTTCGGTGGTGCCGTCGCCCTGAAGCTGGACGCGCAGGCCGATGGTCAGCTCATCGCCGGCGCCCTTCTCGAATTCGGTCTTGACCTGGATCATGTTCGAGGAAGCCTCGCCCATGAACTTGCCGAAATAGGTTTGCTTGAGCGCTTCCGCGTTGAGCTTCTTCGCCCAAAGCTTGTTGGAAAGCGTGTCGTTCAGGCCGTAGGAAGTCGTAGACATTTCGATGCCTCGATAAAGGGGTTAATCTCGGTGCTGGGTGACCGCGAACCGCCGCGATCGAGCGCAACACCGAGATTTCCCGCCTTCGGTGGAGGCGTGGCGCGATGACGGGCGCCACTCGAAAACGGATTGAGGCTCCGCGGGCCTTACTCAAGTCGACTAGCGGCAGGCTCCGGTAATTCTATTAGGACCGGCCCCTGAAAATGTACGGATCAGCGCGAACGCCGCCGCCGCTAGTTACTCAACCACCAAACAGTCGCTTCGCCTTGGCCGGGTTCTTGTCGCACCAGGCCTCGAACTCCGCGGCCGGCATTGCAATGAGGGCTTCCGCGGTCATATCCGCGTCGCCAGCGCTGCCGCCGGTGCTGGACAGGCTCTTATTGGCGGCCTGCCCTCGCTCGATTGCGTCGAGCTTTTCGGCGCCCTTGCCCTTAGAGGGATCGGCCGCCGCCATCTTGTACCCGCGCTGCTTCGCAAGCGCGTAGATCATTTCCGCCGGGCTCTTGTTCTTGGCGAAGGCCATTTCAGCAATGGCGGTTTCGTCCGCGATAAGAGCCTGATGCAGAGCCTCCGGAGTGTCGTATCCGATCGCCTGCAACTCGGCTGCACGCGACTGTAGGAGGAAGTCATAAGCGGTTCGATAATCCGCATTCGCCTTCTGAAACGTTTCCGCATCGTTGCGGTAACGGTTGACGAATTCGGTCTGAGCCGTCGCGGTCTCCCGGGCCTGCTTTTCGGCCGCCGCCTGGTCATCAAGCCGCTTCTGCATCTGGGCGACCGTCTCGCCCACATGCTTCACGGCGCCGAAAATGTCCTCTTCCGGCGTCGGCGGCGCGGCTGGCTGCTCGGTGCCGGGATCGGCGCCCGCCAGCTTGAGCCGTTCGATGATGGAAAACTTGCCGGTGAATTCGGCTATCTGCCTCTGTGCGTCGGCAAGCTGCGTCGCGAGATCCTTGCGGGCCTTCTTTTCCTCGAGGAACGTTGCCAGCGGTACATGCTGGTTGCCCTTGCCCTCGCCGCCCTGGTTGTCGCCCGTGGCGCCGGGCTTGTCCGTACCAGCGCCGGCCGCAGCACCATCACCAGCACCGCCAGCGTCACCGCCTGCCCCGCCGCCAGTCTCATCCGTGGGAATTCCCTTCTCGCCGCCGCTTTCGAAGAACGCCTGTTCGTCAGCCGTCAGTGTCGGACCACCGCCGCTGGCGCCGCCCTCGATCCCTTCAAAGTTCATGTTGTCGCTTTCTGGCGGTGCTGCCGCCGCAGGAAACACGGAAACGCCGTGCGCGCGGATCAAGCGTTAACCGCCGCCGGAAAGTGGAAAGTAAGTCCGGTCGATGCTATGATTTGCGGATGGACAACATCCCCGCCGATTGGTTCGTCGATCACGACGGCCAAGCCCTCATTCTGGACCCCGCTAAGGTCGATCGCCTGATATCGGCGGCAAAGCTCTGCTACGAGGAAATGCGCCACACCGTGGCGCCGCGCGACAGCTTCACCGACGCCCTCGACGCGCTCGATGCTGCGCTTTACCCGTCAGCAAGCGAGAAGTAACAAAGCCTCTTCATCCCGCCGCTTTTTCTGTGCAGCGGCGGCTTGCGCCTGGGCCGCCATGCGCTCGCGCTCGACCGCGCGCATATCCACCGCCGGCGCTGGCGGCGCGACCAGCGGCCTCCCGATCGGCTGGAAACGCGGTCGCGACCGGCGGTCGATCGGCACACCCGGATTGCGCGTGATCCGCTGGAGCTGGCGCGCACGCTCCATTTCCTCGAGGTAATGGCCGATGCCGCCCTGTTGGAAATCGTAGTCAAAGCCGGTGCGGCTCAACACCGCATCGTTGCCCGACCAGGTGAACGCGCCGGGCTCAATTCGCTCAACGATCGGGTCAAGGATGTTGAAGCCGGTCAGCATGAAGGCGCCCGGCCCAGCCGCCAAGGCCGGATTGAGCGCCGCCGCCTTCAACGAGAGCGCAAAGGCCCCGGCGCTCGCCGCCTCGGTGATCCGGCCGCCCGCGGCCACGCCGGCCAGGACATATCCGCCGACCGTGGCAGCCTCGAGCAGCTTGAACGACACCGCGACGCCAGCGAGCGCGAAACTGCCAGTCGCCGCCGGCATGCTAATGTTGACCGGACTGGCTTGCCGGATTTGTCCGAGGGCAAGCCGGCCGATCGCGTCAAAGCCGAGCAACGACATTCGCTAGAGCGCCCCGGCCGCCGTAAAAAGCGCGTCGATTTGATCGGACGTCAGAGAGAGCGCCGCGCCGACCGTGGAAATCATGGGATCATCGCGCCGGATTTCGGTCGCATATTCCCAGGTAATTTTCGTGGCGCCGCCGGCCGCATCCACGGCAGCGTCGACCTGATCGAGAAGGCCGGCGGCGAGAAGCGCAAGGCGCGCTTGCCGAGGCGTCACGGCGACCACCGGATGAGCATCAATCGGCACGACGGAGGCCGGCGGAGCCGTGTAGACACCGCCGATCAGCGTTCCGCCGACGGCGTATTCGCCGGTTGCGATCGAGCAGCCATCCGGTGGAGACCACGCGGCGCCGTCCTCCAGAACAACGGCGTTGATGATGTTGCCGCTTGCGTCGACTACAAACGTCGTCATTTCGTGCAGAACTCCGTTACAACGACGATGCCAGGCGCCCCGGCGCCGCCCGCGGTGCTGGTAGACGAGAAACTTGACATGCCGCCCGAGCCGCCGCCGCCGAAGCCGCCGGACGCAACGCCCGCTGAAAAGCTCGTACTCACGGCGACCGTTTGCACGCCGCCGCCTCCGAACTGGCTGACGCCGCCCATTCCCGACGGCACGACGAAACCGGCATTCGTTCCCGACTGGTAGGCGCCATAGCCGCCACTCGCGCCGGGCAGCGTGACGTCACCGGTACCGGCCACACCGCCAGCACCACCCGAGCCGAATGCGGCGCTCGACCCGAAATTTCCGCCGGTCCCACCTTTGCCGATGCAAAGAGAGCCCACAGACGTATCTCCGCCGTTCCCGCCGGTGTTGCCAGTGGCGCCCGTGCCGCCGGCGCCGATCGTGACCGTCTTGGAAGCCCCGATATCAGCCGCGGTCGCGATCTTGCGTGCATACGAGCCCGCCCCACCGCCGCCGCCGCTCACCAGGAAGCTGGAGTTTGAAGCGGAGCCACCGCCAGCACCGCCGCCGCCCATGCACTCGATGACGCAATAAATCATCCCGGCAGACGGGGTGTAGGTACCGCTTGCCGTGAACTTCTGGACCTTGACGGTGCGGACAAAGACGAGATCTTCCGCGAGCGCGACCACAGCGACTTGCGGCGCGGCCGAGAAGTTGATTTTCGCCGTGGTACCAGCTGAATTGAAGAGCACCGTCGTTCGGGACAGTGTTTCAACGCCGGGGGTGTACGTGCCGAAACCAACCTCCCATTGCGACAGGTCTGCGCTTTCGGCGCGATAGCTATAGGTTGCGCCGTTGACGCCGCCAGCCGAATTCATGGCCTGATAGCCGGTTACGGCCGCCGCGACCGACCAGTCACCCGTACCGCCAGCGGATGCCGTGAACCTGCAGACGTCTAGGAAAGAGCTTGCCATCAGGTGAGCGTGAACACGCCGTTGGTGGTGTCGAGCTGGACGGTAAAGCTGTTGCCGGCGGTCAAATTGACCTCAGCGCCATAGTCCCACCAGCCGACAAGCGGCCCGGTCCCGGGCGTCGAGTTGTAGAGCGCCGCATAGCGGAATTGCGCGATCGCGGCCGGGTTGGCCGTGAAAACTACCGGCTGCAAGACGAACTTCCAGACGCCCGCAGTCTGCGAAAAAGACACGAACGTTGCGGCTGCGCCGCCGGCCGTGTAGCCGTTGCCCGCCGCGATTTCCGTCAAGTTCGCCTTCACCGTGTTGGTTGCGACCGGCGCGACGTCGGTAAGCAGGATCTTGAAGGCGTCGGCGCTCAGATTGTGGACCTTGTTGCCAAGGTCGCCCATGAAGATGTTGAACTTGTTGAAAGCGGCCATTTAGTTGGTCCCTACGGGTGCGATGCCGACGATTTCGCCGGTCTGCGGATCGCGGATCAGCTTTTTCGGCGTGTTGAGCGCGGTCGCGAGCGTGTTCATGTCGCGCCGCATTTCCTGCATGAAGCCGAGGACGAGCGCGGCGAGATCGCCGCCACCGCCGCCCGAGCCAGGCACCGGCGCGCCGTCCGGCCCGGTCGCGGTCGGCGCCGTCATGGCCTTCAAAAGCGCGTCGCTCTGTGCCTTCTCTCGCTCGAGGGCGATCGAGGCGGCCGTTTCCTCGCGCATGTTCTGGATTTTGGCGTCCGAGGCGGCCTTGTCGTTGGCGATCTTCGCCGCGGCCTTGTCGTTCTCGAGCTTCAAATCGGCGTCGCGCTTCTGTTGCTCCGGATCGGGCTGCGACTGCGCTTCCTTGATGCTGTCTCCGATCGCCTTTTGCGCCGAGGTCGGCAGCGGAGAATACTTGAGCAGCGCGAGCCAGGTTGCCGGCGGCAGCATCTTGCCGATGACGGGCAAGAGCTGCTGCAGGATGGCCCACGTGGCTTCCTTCTGGTTCGCCGACGTCGGGCTTTCGTCAACGATCACGTCATATTGCGTGCTGTTGTTGAAAACCTGCTGGCGGATCAGCGGCACGTACTGCGCGTTTTCCTCGCCCTCGATCTTGATGAGGCGGCCGTCCGAAAGGTAATGCTCGATCAGGTACAGCATGAGCCGGCCCTGCGCCTTCCGATAGCGTCGGAGGCTGTCAAACAGCGGTTGCAGGATGGTCAGCGCCGATTGCTTGCGCTGGAGATCCAGACTTGCCGCCTGCCCGGCCGCGCTCTGCATCCCCAGAATTTCGACGTTCACGCCCGAAACGTCACGCAGCGACGTAACGGCGTATTGCATCAGTTCGAACGACGATTGCGGGAATTGCGAGGTCGGCTTCTGGACGAATTTCGGGCTCGCGCCCAGCGCGCCGGGCTTGAGGAACGTCACCGTGTCCTGTTTCGCCCAGGACGCCTCACCGTCCGCGTCATTGTCGAAGAACTGCCCGCGCTCGACCGCAACACCGCCCTTCGCGGTGGTGTTCATGATGTGCATGGTTTGCGACATCCACTTATTCGACCAGCGCGCCGGGTCTTTCATGGCGCGAACCAAGCCGAAGAAGGTGTTTTTGTTCCGGTCCCGCTTGCCGGTCATGCACTGGAACGAGAAATGGCCCTCGCAGGGCGCGTCGCCGATCTCGAGCAGCACCGAGCCGAGATAGGCTTGCCGATAGACCTTGCGCGTCGACTTGGTGAAGCGCAGCGAGCCGCCGGCGAGCTTCGCCTTCGCGCTCAAGCCCTCGAATTCGTCCTTGTCCAGCGTCAGGATTTTTTCGCCGGTCGGGTCGGTCGGATCCAGGACCAGGTAGACCGGTACGCGCTCCCACCACTGCGCGCGAACCAGCGTCACGCCGTCGTCGCTGTCCTCGCCCTCGCCGAGATTGTCCTTGTCGTAGAACCGATTGTCGTTTTCGTGCGGCTTGCCCTCGTCCTTGGCGCCGACGTCATCGATCCAGGAGGCGTGGTAGTCGCTATCCTCGAACGGCCGATCGGGATCACCAGGGCAAAGCGCGCGCGCCTCATCGAGCGGCACGCCGCGGCGGATGTGGAAAACCCGGCGCATGTCGCGCAGGTTTCGCTTCGACGCGCCGCTATCCCACACCATTTCGAGCGGGTCGCGCCGCTCAATCTTGGGATCGCCCTCCGGGTTGTCCTCATAGTCGAGCATGGTTTCGGTCCAGCCCATGCCGCAAACGACCATGTCGCGGAAAGCGTCGCTTTCCTCGTCCTCAGCGTCGCACTGTTGCCGAAACCACTTCGCCGCCGACGTCAGCAGCTCGTTGACTTGAACGTCACCTTCCGAGCGCGGCAAGAACTGGACTTCCTGCCTGTTGCCGACCTCTTGGCCGGCGACGCTATCGACCACCGGCCCGACGCGGTTGAAAATGACGATGGGGCGCTTGGCGTCCTGCAAAATCTGCTTGTCATCTTCCGTCAGCTGCTCGCCGGCCTCAAAGTCGAAATCCTCGCGGGCTTCCGTGCGCCAGGCCGTCTGCCCCTTGCTGTTGAAGTCGCGCTTGCACCACTTCTGGAGCTTCCCGAAAATCTGTTCGGCATCGGTCGGCGCCTCGCGCTCGCCCTCATCGCCCTGCCCGTAGCCGCCCGCGTCGTTCAGCATCAAAAATCATCCGATTGGATTGATCTTCGGTGCTACCACCCGGCAGGAAATGAATATTCAGGGGCCGGACTTGCTAACTTGCGCAAAATCGCAAACTGACCGCCCATGCTTGACTAAACGCTTTGCCAGGAGCCGCCGCCCGAGCTGCGCCGGCTTCCGTAGCGCTCCCGCGGCAGCGGTGCGCCGGCCGGCTGGTCATAGTGAATGCACATCAGGCCGAAGCCATCCGCAGCGTGCGAGGACCAATCGTGCTCCGGTCCGAGCCCGATGTTTCGGTCATCGTTCGACTTCTTTTCGTGGTACCAGCCGAGCGCATCGCGGCCCGGTTCAGTGGTCTCCGCGTTGAAGAATATGCGCGGGAAGAGCCGCCGGCCGGTCTCAATGCGAGCCATGGCCGCGCCGGCGCCCTGGTTCGGGATCACCAGCACGTCAAAGCCGGCCTCCCGGATCGCGCTCTCATAGGACGTGGCGAATACCTTGTCCCCGTGCGCGCCGTCATGCGGCAGGATCACCCAGGCGTTGCCGTAGCCGCGCGAGCGCATCCAGTCGATATGCACCGATAGCGGCTGTCCCTGCGCCTCGTAATAGTCCAGGACGTTGATTTTCTGCCCGACGAATTGGGCAATCCAGATGGACACCGCGTCGGCGCGCGCGCCCGTGCCGCCGATGTCGAAATAGGCCCGCGTCTGCATGAGCGGATCGCGCGGGACAAACGTAACCCTGCCCTGCTCTTTCGCCTGCGCAAGCGCCTTGGCGTAGTATGCGCCCTCGACCGCAGTCCGAAACCCACCCTCCCAGATCCAATCATATTGATCCGGCCGCTTTTCGAGATCGTTCAACCGCTTCCGGTTCAGCGTCGACGGGAAGAACGGATTGTCCCGCCAGTTCAGCTCAACAATCTTGGACTGCGGCGGCGGATCGGCCCGCCAGCGCAGATGTGTTGCGCTCTTCTTGCGCTCCGGGTTCCAGGTGACCCAGACTTCGGCGCCCTCTTCGCGCACGGTCGCGTCAAGCTTGGTCCATGCGACATCCGAAACCGGTTCGGCCTCATCGACCCACGCAAGCCGGATCCGCGCTTTCGACTTCACGCTGTCGAGATTGTGCCGCAGGCCGATGAAAGCGAAATTGATCCGCCGGCATTTGGTCCGGATGTAGGTTTCGCCGACGTCGTAGGCATCAGCGAGCCATGGCAGGCTGTTAATCGCGCCCTTGACCTCTTCGAACGAGCTATCAGCCAGCGAATTCATGAACTCGCGACCACACACCACAACGCCGTCTTTACCCTCTCGCGCACAACGGAGGCCGTGAACGGCCGCCATCGTGGCGAAAGAGCGCGTTTTTGCGGAGCCTCGCCCGCCGTGAGAGCCACGATACATGGCCTCCCCGGTGAACACCGGGACGAGCTTGGGAGGCAGGAGGATTTGAGCCGCGGTCATGCCAAGCCGAGCAAATGCCGGACGAACTGCACGCCGAGCAGCGCAAACCACCCGGAGAGGACGGCCAGGTAAGCGAGCGCTATTCGGTCATCGTGCGTCATGGAACGACTATGAAACGCTACCGGAAACGTTTCGTCAGACGCGCACGTGACGGATATCGCCTGACAGCGTGGTGACGCTTCCGCCGACCGGCCCGCAGTCGACATCGCCGGACATCGTTTGAACCAGTCCGCCAACCGCCCCCGACACGCTCACATCGCCCGATAGCGTGGAAACGCTCCCGACGTCGCCCGCCACCGAAATGAGGTTGCATGCGTCCGCCTCGAGGCGGTCGACGTTGCCCGAAACCTCAATCCGGATGTCCTTTGCGTCCGGCGTCACGTCCTTGCCGTCGACAAAGACGTGATTGCTGGTGACGGTGATAGTTCGGCCTCCGACGATCGAGAGCCCGTTAATCCTGATAGAATTCATGCGACCTCAGCCCTCCGCACCGGCCAGGACGGCATTGACATCCGGCTCTTTCAATTCGCGGATGCGCTTGTCCAAGATCCACACCAGATCCTCGCCCATCCCCACGCTTGGCTGAGGAAGCAACCGCAGGACAGCCGCGATATTGTCGTAGGCGTCGGCTTTCGGCCGCAAACGCTCGATCGTCGCCCGCAGCGTGGCGATTTCGTGCTTGCAGCGGTTCATCATTTCGACCGCTTCGGCGTTGGTCATGTCCTTCAAGGTTCAGCCCTCCACACAGGCCAGCGCAGCGAGGCCGAGCAGCAGGCCGGCCCAGCCGTGATCGGTGACGAAGGCGAGCGCCGAGCCGACGGCGAACGAGAGGGCAACGGCATTCGAGCTAACACGAGCGAGAAAAGGCATAGGATCTCCAGTTTTGCAGGGTTGAAAATGCCAACTTGCGAAATTTCGCAGGTTGACGGTTTAGGGAGCGAAGCCGAGCGCGGCGAAGAAACCGCCCTCGTAGAGCAGCCAGAGCGAGAGCGCTGGACCGATGAACACATAGGCGAAATCGTACTTGCCGCGGCGGTTCTCTCCGAAGAGAGCGAGACCGATGCCAAAGCCGATCGCCATGAGGGTTAGGAAAGTGATTTGCGGCCACATGGGCGCGGCTCCTGGTTAGGGTTGAGGTTCAGTCACAAACGGCCCAGAGGAAAAGCGCGGTACACGCCAATCCAGGGCAATCGTAGATGAGGCACAGGCAGGCCATCGCCAGGAGCGGCATCACACACCCTCCAGACAGGCCGCGCGCGCGCCAGGCGACGGCATCGGCGCCGGCCGCGGCGAAGCGACAGGAGCGCACGCCGGCGGCGGCTCGCGGCCTTCCATCATGGCGCGGAGCTTGGCCTTGTCGGCGCGGGTGAGAGACCAGCCGCCGGCCCCCCATTCGGTGTGCACGGTGATGCCGACCTTCTCGAGCGCGGCCCGCACCTTCACCATTTGCACGTCGATCAGCTTCATTTCGGGCTTGTCGCACTCAGGCCGAGCGCCAAAGAGCACGGTGAACATGGCCTCACGGCCGGCGACGGCCCGCTTGAGCATGAAACCGATCATTTCGCATTGCTGCGGCGTGGCATCGAGCACCGTCAACAGCCGCGAAACGTCGTCGTTGCCGACGCCTAGCAGCGCCTCAAGCTCTTGTACGCGGTCGACCAACTGTTGTTCGGTTTGGCTCATCTATTCCCCGTGTCTCCCCAATGTGCTGCCGGAAACTGCCGGCTCAGATCAGACGTAGTTGCCGGACTTGCGCATTTCGGCGCGATCACGGCGCGGCGCCGGCGGCGACGGCGCGTCCGGATATTCGCAGCGCTCCTCAGCCATCGGCGCCGGCTCCGGCGGAGGCTCGACCAGAACCACGTTGACGGAAGCGACCGGCGGGACGAGCTGCCCCTTCATGAAGTCCAGCGCCTCCCCGATCGCGGTGCAGGCGAACAGCGGCCCGCAATAGCTGTTCATACCGGCGTTCGATCCGCGGCCCTCGAACACCACAAAGCCGCCCTGCGGCATCTTCTCGATCGTCAGGCACAGATACCCGCTCATGCCTGCCCCCGGAACGTTGCGATGCCCTGCGCGAGCGCGATCCGGGACGAGCTGTTGCGCACGTCGCGAAAGCCGAGATCGGCCAGAAACCACAGCCAATCGGCTTGGACCGGCCGGCGCCGATCCACGATGCAAGGCGGTTCGATGAAGCGCGGTAGAAAGGTCATGCAATCTCCCTTGTTTTGACGTCGACGGTGCTGCACTCAGCGTGAAAATGGGCGCTCGCCGCCGACCAGGACGCCCATTGAATTGGCCTCATCTCGCCGTGCACGAAAACGGCATAGAATTCGTTGTCGACGCGCGCCGGCGACGTCGAGATACGTACAAAGGCGACACCGTGGAGGGGTTTTGCGCTCATCGCAGGCAGTTCCCACAAGCAAAGCTCACATCCGCGCCGGGGATCGTCGGACCTTCCGCCGCAGCGTCGATCATGGCCCGCACGCCGGCGGCATCAGCGCCGTAGCGGCGAACCACGCCGATGAATTCCTCGATGTCATGCCCTCGCATGCAGTAGGACGGCCCGTTCCGCGTGAACTTCGGAACGCCGAACTCGTCCTTTTCCTGCCCGCAGTGGGACAGCTCATGCTCGACCAGCGCGCAAAACGTCGCGTCGTTCGCCTGGTCGGCATAGGGAGCGAACAGCGTCACCAGGAAATCAGGGATCGCACCGAACCATTCGGTAAGCTGCTGCTCGAGCTTCCCCTTGGCCCATTTGTCCGAGCCGCCGGCGCCGCAGAGCTGCGCTTGACCGACGATCGCCCGCCCATGCTTCCCGTTCGGTACCGATGTCCAAAGCACACCGATGCGAGCGCCCTGCAAATGGGCATGCTCCGGGTTTTCGAGCGTCGACCCCTCATCAATGAAGGTTTCGAAGATCCAGCGTTCGACGTCAGGCGCAGGCACGAAAGCCGCCCCATCGCTGATGACGTCGAGCAAATGCGCTGGAGCCCGAGGCCGCGTCATTCAGACACCCCGCCATCAGGGAACGCCGCAGCGACCAGCTCAATCCGGCTCACGGTCTCGAACGGCCCATCCTCGCCGTTCTCAATGGCAACGGCCGGCTTGCCGTCGAGACGATCGGCAATGAACGATGCAGCGGCCAGGTCGCCAGCCTCAGCCCGCTTGATGACCTTCCGGGCAATGGCTCGCAGTCCGCGGCTGTCCTGATCGCTGACAGCGGCCAGTTCGACGCGCAGCGCATCGGCGAAAGGCTTCTCCTTCTTCCGCCCGCCGGGGTTGCCTGATTTGCCCTTTTCGAAAGCCATTGTTCTCAACCGTTAAGAGATTGTTGCGCCGTCCCAATCCGGGACGATCACTGACCGCCGTTGGTGTACTGGCCCATGATCGATTTGAACTCGTCGGTTTGAGCCGCGATCGTGCTGGCGAACGCTCCGACGCCCGCTGCAACGGTCTGACGTTGGTCCGCCAGGTTGGAGCGTAGGATTTCGAGCTGCGCCGCGTGGATGTCGGCCATGAGCCTGACGTGCTCGTCCATCAGGGCTTTGACGGTTTGACCAACGGAGGCGGGATTGCTCGCGCTCATGGCGGATTGTTCCTGTGGTGCGGCCGGCGAAACGACCGGCGCGGGTTTGTCGGGGATGAGCGAGACCGGCGGGAGCTTGATCGCGTTCCGGATCGCGGTTTCGATTTCATGGTCTGAGGCCGAGGCGTCGACCGCCGCGGTATAAGCACCCCACGAAAGCAGGATGCGACCAGCTTCAACGCGCATCGTCAGCGCTTCGATGCCGGGGACATCGCTCATGCGGGAACGGAGATCTGCTACGGACATGCAGTGTAGAGAGCGGCTGATTTGCTTAATTCCGGAAACGAAAAGTGAGTGGTTTTTAGAAATCTCGGGATAACTTCCCGGGCGCAGATGCGGAGACCGCGTCGCTTCGCGCGTAACGTCGACATGCCAACGCTCGCTAAGGAGTAATGGAGGCGGACAGCTCAGAATTGAGCCGCCCGACAACCCCCAGACGCATGAAACGTTTCGCGAAACGTTTCAGTTCGCATGCGCGCCCACTCGGCGGCTAGCGAGCCACAAGTTCATGTAAAACATGAGTTGCGATCGATCCATTGCGGGCGCCACCTCTCCACCCTCGCATCGCGACTGATTTCTGTGGGCGCACTGTGGATGCGCATCGGATGGCGCTTTGAGAATTAACGGTGGCGGTCCTACAGACCATTCAGAAAATGAATTCCCTTGGCCAAAGGGAAGTGGTCGCGAAAACTCAAGCCTTCGTTGGGCCCCGGTTTCGCGAATAGCGAAGCACCGCGACCTGTGCCTTGGCCGGCCGGGCGCCCAACGGAGATGACATTGGAAAAAGCCGAACAGATCAGCCCCTACCGGGCCAGCTTAGAAGCGCGCAAGCAGCAGCGCGATGACGAACTCTGGTTCGTCGCCGAAATCTTCATGCAGGCGTTTCGTGATGATGAGATCAACCGCACTCGCCTCGCGAGCATCCGCTCCTTCTTGGAGCGGCTAAACGTCCAGGACGTTCAAGAAGCGATGGAAGCAGCAACCGGCAAGATGCCATGGAGCCGAGACAGGGCTTTTCGCTACTTCTGCGGCATCTGCTGGAACAAGGTAAAGCAGTCCGGCGTCCAGGCCGGCGGCGGCGTTGAGGGGGCGCTAGCGTGAGCCAACCTTGGTTTCCCTTCTACGTCGGTGACTACGTTCGTGACACGGCCCGGCTGACCACCGAGGGCCACGGGGCATATTTGCTCCTGATGCTCGACTATTGGGCGAACGGTGCACCGCCGGATGATGATGAAACCTTGTCTAGCATTGCTAGGCTTCCGCTAGAAGCGTGGCTCAAGCTACGGCCTAAGATTGCTCCGTTCTTCGATGTGGCCGATGACAAGTGGTCGCACGGTCGGATCGAGAAAGAGCTGGCTATAGCGGACGAAAAGCATCGAAAGCGGGTGGAAGCCGGCAAGGCTGGTGGGGAAGCAAAGGCAAAGAACAAGCGAAGCCCTAGCATTGCTACAAGCAATGCTGACGAATTGCTCTGCCAACCACAGCCACACCCACAATCATCTGAGAAAGATATCTCTCGTCCGATTTCTGATCGGGCGAGGCCCGAGCCGTCTCGCTTCGATGAATTCTGGCAGGCCTACCCTCGGCGGGACGGTCCAAACCCGCGCAAGCCGGCGGAAACCAAATTCAACGCGCTGGTGAAAACCGGGCTTGATCCGCAAATGTTGATCGACGCGGCAAAGAAGCTCGCAACCGACGAGCTGGCGCGCGGCAATATCGGGACGCGGTTCATCCCGCAGGCCTGCACCTGGCTCAATCAACAGCGTTGGTCGGATCATGCGGCCGTTGCGTTTATCGCGGATGCGGCTGGCGTCGACGCTGGCGAATTGCAGCTCGAAAGCGCGGTGAAGTTCTACGCGCGGACGCGGGTGTGGTCGCGACATGCTGGACCGGAGCCGGGCCTTACCGGCTGTCGCGCGTCGGCGGAATTGCTCGCGAAGTATGGATTGGCGATCGACGGTCGGCGGCTTGAGGTAGTCGCCGCGTAACGTGACTAAACACATCGGAATATGGAGATTTTTCTTTAGTGGGACGTACTCGAACCATTGAGCCAAGCGATAGCGCTGCGACCGGGGACACCCCGGAATGAGTCGCCCTGCCACCCTCCTGCCCGGCGTTTATCCCCCGCGGCAGCCCGCCGCGATGGCGGCCGGCTATTGCGGCGAGGTCTCAGTTGAGGCTTTCTTGCGCGAGGTGAAGGCGGGAACCTACCCGGCGCCCGCGATCAAAAGAGGACGGCGCCAGATATGGCTGACGGCGGAGTTGGACCGGGCGATCACCCGGACGGACCAGCCTTGCGCAAGCGAAACCGCGGCGGACGTCGAGGCGGATCTGTGAGCCTCATCCGCCCGGTGCCCCGCTTCGTCCTGACGAAAGCGGTCAACGGCAAAACCCGCTACTACTGGACCCTCCCGACGGTCTACCGCAAGCTCGGCTGCACGCTGCACCGCGAGCACGAAACCGCGCTTGGCGACGATTACACGGTCGCCTGCGGCGCCGATGGCAAGGGAGGCCGCGCCGCCACTTTGAACGGCCTGTTCGATGACTGGGACCGCATGCGCCTAGGCGAGCCGCCCAAGCCCAAAGTCGAGCTGCGCGCCGGCACGGTTGACTGGCTGTTCAAGACCTACAAGAGCTCGAACGACTGGCAGAAGCGGGTTTCTGCCCGCACCGCCCCGGACTACGAGATCACCATGGACTTGGTCGCCAACACCATCGGCAAGTCCGGAATCCGGGTCGGCGATCGCATGATCACATCGATCACGCCCGTGGTCGCCGACAAGCTCTACGACAGGATCCTCACGACGCCGGTCCGCAAGGGCAAGGCCGAGCGGCCGCGCACCGCCCAGAAGGTGGTGGTGCTGTGCCGCCGCGCCTGGCGCGTGGTGCACCGGCTGCACCCCGGGCTGTTCATTCAGGGGCCGCAGGCGGCCGACGAGGCGCCGGTCTGGAACCCCTGGGAAGGCGTCGCCATGCGCCGGCGCCAGTACGCCACCAAGCCCGCGGCGACGCGCGAGGAGGTCTACGCCTTCGCCTGGGGCGCGATCGAGGCCGGCCAGGTGCAACCTGCCGCGGCTGCCGTGATCTGCTTCGAGTGGCTGCAGCGCCCGGAGAACGTGCTGGCGGGCTATGTGACGTGGACCGGGTACCGCGGCAAGGATCACCCTAACCAGATCCGGATCGAGCACCACAAGACCGGCAAGATGGTGCTGCACCCGCTCGAGGCCGTCATCGACGAGAAACGGGTGCTGTTCTACGAGGAGGCCGAGGAGGTCTTGAGCCACCTGCCGAAGCTCGGGACCGGGCTGATCATGAAGCCCGGCCGGACCGAGAAGCACGTCGCGCAGGTCTGGGACATCCACACTATGGCCCGCCACGTCCGCAAGCTGCGCGAGCTGCTCGGCCTGCCGTCGACCTTCACGCTGGATGCCTGCCGGCATGGCGGCATGACCGAGCTCGAGGAAGCCGAGCTGACCGACGGCCAGGGCCGCGCCCTCTCCGGCCACACGTCGAAAGCCTACGAGGGCTACGCGAAGCGGACCGAGAAACGCGCGCTGGCGGCAACCCAGAAGCGCTACGCCCACGTGCTGGCACAGCAGGATGCAGCGGAGACGCCGGCGCCGATCGAGCCGACGGCGAAGGGCGCCGCGCTATGA